TGAAAAGCGTCTTGCTGGAATTCGTGCAGATATTAAGAAACAAGAAGACTTAAAATCAAATTCAGAAAGATTATCAACTCTTCTATTGTTTGCAGACAAAGAAAGTGCTATTCAAGTTAAAGCAGACGCTGACATTGCCGCAATCAATATCAACACAGCCGCTGAAGTAGCCAAAGCCAGAGAACAAATCTTTGCTCAAGAGCGTTTGTCAAATGCACAAAAAGAAAACGAATATACTCTAAAGAGCACAGAATTAAAATTAAAGGCAGAAGCAGACATTGCCGCAGTAAGAGAACGCACTACAGAAGCATTGGTGCGTGAGCGTGAGCGTATTGAAGACATCATCCGCACTTCAAAGGCTCGTGTAGAAGAAGAACAAGCAGTTAATCAATTAATCAATAAGAGAAATCAATTTACTAATGAGAATTTAACTGCCACTGACAAAGAACAAGAGAGAGCACAGCGTCTATTTGACATTGAAGAAGAAAGACTAAAAGTTCTTCGTCAGATTCGTCAGGTTAAAGACTTGCCTGAAAATGAAAGACTGGCTCGTGAGCAAGAAGTCAATGCTATCTATGCTGAAAGATTGCAACAGACAAGAACACAAAACGAACAGGATGTTAAAAACAGCCGTGACTTTAGCAAAGGTTGGGCTAAAGCCTATAACACCTATGTTGAAAGTGCTCGTGAAAACTTTGAAACAGCCGGTAGAATCTTTGGTAAGATTACACAAGGTATGGAAGACGCAGTTGTTGAATTCTCTAGAACAGGTAAGTTTGAATTTAGAGACTTCCTAAACACCATACTTGAAGAACTACTACGCAGTCAAGTCCGTCAATTGATTGGACAAGTGCTAGGTGGTGTTGGTGGTGGCACTGGCGGAGGCTTTAAGAGCCTAACATCATTGCTGGGCTTTGCCAACGGTGGTATTGTTCCGACTAACGGTCCAGTCATTGTAGGCGAGCGTGGTCCTGAATTGTTGGTAGGAGCCAGTGGTAATCGTGTTATTCCAAATAACGCACTCAGCGGCGGCGGAAGTGTTACATATAACATATCAGCAGTTGATGCTCGCAGTTTCAAAGAGTTAGTTGCCAGTGATCCAAGTTTCATATACGCTGTCACTGAGCAAGGTAGAAAGACAGTCCCATATAGTAGGAGATAAAGATGACGACAGCGTTTCAAACAGTAATTGATAATGCGGAAGCAATCAGTTTCAATAGAAGAAAGAAAGTATCACAGACAACCAGCCGTGATGGCACAGTAAAATCAACCAGCCTTGGTGGGCAGATTTGGGAGTTTGAAGTTACATTACCCAACGGTCCTAAGTGGAGCACCTATCGTCCTCTAATTGAAAAGATGGAAGCATTGGATCGTGTCACTGTTGGCACAATTCAAATCAACAGTTCTGGACAAAGTTGGCTAAATGGCTATCAAGGCGATCTGTCATCATTGTCAGGCATTGGTGTTAGTTTTACTTCAGGCAATACAGTTACAATTACCTCAGGGGCAACTGGACTAAGTTTAGGACAATATAGATTCCGTTCAGGCGATTTAATCCAATTAGGTTCTAGCGGCAAGGTTTATAGTGTTGTTGATAATGTAGCACACAACGGAACCACAATCACTCTCAATCGTCCAGTGCGTGAAGCCGCTGGCTCCTATACTTTAGTGGTAGGACAGAGCGTGACTTGGAGTGTAATCTGTGTTCAGTTTCCTAAATGGACAATATTTGCTAGAGATCAAGTAGGCTGGGACGGACCATTTGTGTTTGCGGAGGCTATCTAAATGGCAATTGATTTAAGTTCTTATCGTTCGATACAGACTAATCTCTTTGTTAAATTAGTCATTCCAGGCTATGCTACATTGACATTCAGTGATTATCACAAGAACTACACTATTTCAGGCACAAACTACACTGGGCTAGGGCAGTTGTTGAGCGTAGGCAACACAGATGACAACCTGCGTGCCGCACCCAGTGAGTTGGCTATCAGCATCAGTGGTATCCCCAGCACCAATGTGTCTGACATTATCAACAATCGTATCAAAGGCAGTGAGTGCAAAGTCTATCGTGGCTTCTTTGATGTTACTACTGGCGAACTCCTAAGCATCGCTGGTAACCCCGCTGGTAAGTTCCAAGGCGTTGTTTCAAACTATGACATTGCTGATGACTTAGATATAGGCAGTGATACTGGCACAGTTACACTTACTCTAACAGTGACTTCTGTAGTTGAACTATTACAAAACAAAATCAACGGTAGAAGAACAAATCCACAAGACTTTCCAAATGGTGATATGGATCGTGTTTTACCACTACAGAAATCTAACTTTAACTTTGGAGCACCGAAATGAGTTTTTTATCGGGCATATTAGACTTAGGCAAATCAGCGATTGGCATCCTAACTGGTAATGGCATTGCTGGCACATTAGCCAGAACAGCCATACTTGGCTATACCATAAACAAACTCAGCAAGAACGCAATCAAAGACAACAACAGTGGCACACAGAACATTGATGCTGGCGTAAGACTGCAAGTCAATCCTAACGCTGACAGCAAGATACCTGTCTTGTATGGTTCAGCGTTCTTTGGTGGCAACATCATTGATGCCGCAATGACTAACAGCAATAAGACAATGTGGTATGCTATTGCTCTTAGTGAAAAAACAGGCACAATATATTCATCAAGTTCAGCCAGTGCATATACATTGAACGATGTCTATTGGAACAATCAAAGAATCATATTCAACAGTGATGGTGTTACTGCCAATTATACTGTAGACAAGAGCGGTGTTATTGATAGAAACATCAGTGGACAGGTTAAAGTCTATTTCTACGCAGGCGGAAGAACTGCAGGACAAGTTCCAAGCGGCTACACTGGCACAGTTCCAAACGCTGAAGCACTATTCCCAAATTGGACTTCAGGCACACACGCAATGAGCAATTTGGTATTTGCTCTAGTCCGTGTTGATTACAACCGTGAAAAGAACATCACAGGCTTAGGTGAAATGCTGTTTAATGTCAGCAACACCTTGTTCCAACCAGGCGATGTGTTATACGATTACCTAACCAACACTACCTATGGTGCTGGCATCAGTTCATCGGACTTAGTCACTGCGGACTTCACAGCCTTAAACACTTATTCTGCACAAGGTGTTGCCTATGACGATCAAGGCACTGGTGCTGAAACTCTAGCAGACAGATATCAAATCAATGGTTTGATTGACACAAAGAATCCAGTGTTAGAAAACGCTGAGGCAATACTAAATGCTACTGCAAGTTGGTTAAGTTATGACACACACGAAGGCAAGTGGGGCATTGTAATCAACAAAGCCGATACCAGCATTGCCAGTTTTGATGATTCAAACATCATAGGCAGCATTACACTTAGCGGCACTGGTTTACAAGACTTATACAATTCTGTCAAGGTTCAATTCCCACACAGAGAACTTCGTGATAGTGCGGACTTCTACAACATAGCAGTTCCTACTTCAAGCATACCTGCAGACTGGACAGCGTTTAGTCGCAATGCCAATGAAGAAGACAACCCGCTTGAACTAACCTATGACATCATTAATGAGCCTGTTCAGGCACAGATGTTGGGTTTGATTGAACTTAAACAAAGCCGCATTGACAAAGTAATACAGTTCCAAACAGACTTTGGCTACTACAACATTAAGGCAGGTGATGTCATTGATGTAACTAATAGCCGCTTTGGATTTACTTCTAAACTGTTTAGAGTAATGAGCATCACAGAAGTCCAAGAGGACGGTGGTGCATTACAAATGAATATCACGGCATTAGAATACGATGCCAATGTCTATTCAATTGCTGACTTATATCGTTTTACACGCAGTGATGAAGACGGTATTATACCCTTAGGTGCAATTGGCACACCGGGAACTCCAGCAGTTACCAAGGTTGAACAAGATGCTCGTCCTAGAGTTCTTATCAGCACAACGGCACCAACAGGATTGGTTGAAGGCATTGAATATTGGCTGACTACTGATGTTGGCACAGCCGATGATACTTCAAGAAGTTATACCTTAATTGCTACTAAAAAACCTGTAGGTGGAGGTGTTTATTCATCCGGCACAGCAGTAGTCTTAGACTATGATAACCTTGGCACAACAAACTTCTATGTTAAGACACGAGGCTTTAATACTACCACAGTTGGTCCTTATAGCACACCAAGTGGATTGGTAGAGTTTGCACCAACTCAAACTACCAACGCCATTGACGCAAACACCAAAGCATTTGACTCCACAGGCGGATTGATAGGTGCATTGGCATTGACTACATTGTTGGGCAAATTAAGTGATTTGTTCACCAGCAGTGATTTAGGTAAAAGTATCTTTGACAAGATATTTGAAACATTCGAAGATGTCACTGGCATTGACTTAGTTGGTGACGCCGCCGGCGGCGACTTAGTTGTAGCCAGCGATTTAGAAATATTAGCAGACGGTGATAGTCTTGGTGCTACAACTTCTAGCATTGACTTCATTGGTCCAATCGAAGCCTCAGGCAGTAGTGATATTGAAGTTAAACTAACAGACGGAACAGAAGACAAAGACATCTTAGCCTGGGATGCTGAAAATGGTGTTTGGAGAACAATTAGTGGTTGTATTGATTGTGACTTTCCACCAATACCTGAGCCGCCTGAACCAGCAACACCTTGTAGACTAACCATTGCAGACAAACTACCTGCAAACAATTTTGGTGGTATAGGCAGTTTATGCGGACCTAGTTCTACTGTTCCTTTCACTGGTAGTTATTTCTTAAAATTTTCTATTACTCAAGGCACATTAGAAGGCGGTGGATCGGACGGAACTCCAACTACATTTACTGCTCCATTGGTTAAAGGCTCAGGCAGTTTTAAATTATACGGCACAGACGGTAAATTAGAAGATACCAAGGCTATTGGTGCCTGTATTGTTCATAACAATGTAATTGAGATTCCGTTCTCAAGCAGAGCACCCGGAAAAGATTATTATGTTATTTGGGATGAAGGCATTGTCACAAGTTGCACCTGCGAAAATGCCGCAGTAGATAACGCCACTACCTGGACATTTACCACAAGCGTGGCACCAGTAGCACCATATAGACTAAGTTCAATTAGTCCAGCAAGTATTCCTACTCCAACTGCTGATTCAGACAGTGACAAACGAGAACCTGCTAATACATTGGCTGTAGATTTTAGCACTACTCCTAGTTCAACAGTATGTTCAACTTCGCAGACTTTGAGATTAACATTTAGTCAAAAGGTTAAGAAAGGATCAGGTTCAATTACTCTCAAAGAAAGAAACAGCGGCACTACAATATCAACTTTTGCTGTGAGTTCGGCAACCATTGCACAGTCAGGTAACAATTGGACTGTATCTTTTGGAAGTCTTCCGTCATTAGATGAAGGTGTGGCATTTGATTTGTATGCACCGAGAGGACTGCTACTAACAGATGTTCCTGCGTCAACCACAGTGGTTTGTGACAAATCAACTACTACGCCAGGATTACCAGATAGACCCTCAAAGAAGAAAGAGTGGGGATTTATAACAGGTGCTCCGTTAGTAATAACTAAGGTTGAATATTGCACCACCGAAACTGGCAAGGCTACACTAACATCAAATATTAAGATTACTTTTAACAAGAGTATCAGCAAAGGCACTGGTGATATTGTTATCAATGACGGCGGTTTCTTTGGCACAGTTCAGAAGATTGATATCAACGGAACCTATGCTAACAAGAAATATGCAGTTATATCTGGCACTAATTCTAATATTTTAACCATCAATCCAACAAAGGCATTTACACCTAACACACAATACCATATCACAATGGCAAGTGGTGTGTTGAAAGATGCGGACTGTAATGTTGACTTTGATGGTGTTAGTGATTCCTCAACTATTACTTGGAAGACTGACGGTGCTGCACCTACTCCTCCACAAGGGTTAAACTATGGCAGTGTGCGATTTGATTTAGAGTATGATAGACCCATAACCTTTGGTGGTGGTAAGATGAATGTTGTGGCTGCTGATGGAAGACTATTGACTCAGATTAGTCCACTGGACCTAGCAGTTAAAATAAAATACAATGAAAGATTCTAAGGATTAAAAGATGGCTATACAATCAGCAAGTGCAAAATTATATACAGGTATTAGATGCTGGTGCGTTGATAAAAACATATCAGCGGCATTGACAGCATCTTTTAGTCTTGGCAATAAAAATAGACCCGCAGAGAATGGTGATACCGTCTATGCTAATGTATTGGTGTTTGGAGTCAAAAGATTCATCATTGACTTAGTAGCAGTCCGTTCTCTATCTTTAACTGACTCTAGAAATAAAACATTCGGTGGTGGCAATAATGTTATTACACCAGGTGCTTCAAGAGTCATTGACAACACTAACAATTGGAAGGTAAATGCAAGTGTAGTCTGCAAGTTCCCAACATATTTTAGAATTGATGTTGAGAAACTACAACTGCCAGAAGGAACAACCTGCACAGTGAGTTTTGAAGAAGGTTGGATCACAGACGGCAACTATGTAGAGAGCACCAAAGCACCAAGTCCTGCAGTTCCTAACTTCTTTACATTTAGAACACCGTGGTATGGTTTAGGTTTTTTTAACACATTAGGGTTGTCTCTAACTCGCCCTTTACGAATAAAACAACTATCTTCAACAATCTCGTCAGCATTAATTTCAACGATGAAGATAACATACAATCCTGCTAATGTTATTTCAATTGCAACAAACTCTGCATCAATGACTGTTAATGCAGTTAAGAAAGCGTCAGGTGTAGCAACTGCATCTTCATTATTCTCAATGCCAAACAACTTTGCATATAAAGTTAGACTAATGGAAAGTAATCTTACATCAGCATTCTCGTTAGTTAATACAAGTGAAACTGGCAGAGTAAGATTTGGAAATGGTAGTTTATTATCAGAGGCAGCAGTTCAATCAAACCCTAATAGATCTGCTGGACTATTTTCTAATATGCTGTCAGACTTTACAGTAGCCCCTGGACCAGTAATACGAGCATCCGCAAATATTGGCCCTGCAATGATATTTAATATGGCAACTCTAGGTGAAAGAGTTAGATATAGAAGTGCAACAATTTCTTCTCAATTCTCTCAAACTGCAAACGGCAATTACAATAAAGGTAATTTGTCTGCTAACTTATCTGCATCTACTTCCTCAGAACTTGATACTGATACGCACATAATTTACGATAGCAGAGAATACTATAACTTTGCAGGAGACAATACCTGGAAAAGACAATTATGGTTTTATATCAACGGTATTACATCCCCAGTTACCGTGTTATGGGGAGACGGAACCAGTAATGTAATAAGTTCCAATGGACCCATTGGGCATACATATTCTGTAGATGGAGAATATGAAGTAAGAATACGCGGTGGATTTACTGACTTAGGTCCGAGAGGAACACAGGCTCAAGATAACAGCAGTATTTGGTTTGCTTGGTATTACAGCAATAATCAAATAATGGCTGTTACTAAATGGGGAGAACACGGCATAACCAGTTTAAGACAAGCATTCTATAACGCATTTAAAATAAGACATTTACCGTTAGTATTTCCAAACGAGATCAATGATTTAAACAATGCGTTTTACGGATGTATTCGACTTCCAGCATCTGGAACTGGGGCTTATCCTGCTTCCCAGGCAGATTTAAGTGCCTGGCCCGTTAATATTACGGTGCCAGATGGTGCAGTTAATATGTTTTATAGCACTCAAATCAATTGTTCTATTTCATCCTGGACATTCCCTGGAATAACCTCATTAGAAGGTGCTTTTAAATCAGAACAATTTAACCAATCTCTGTCTCACATTGATACAACCAATGTTACTTCTTTATCCTATACTTTTGGACTCCGCTTTAACAATAATTCAATTGCTGGGTGGAATGTTTCAAATGTAATCAGTATGATTGGAATGTTTGAAAATAGTCAAACATTCAATCAAAACATTAATAGTTGGAATACTGCTAGTCTTCAACTGCTGGGTCCAACAAATTTAAGCAACTCCGGCGGAGCATTTCAGGGAGCCATTGCATTTAATCAACCTTTAAACAATTGGAATGTATCTAATGTCATTAGATTTCATAATACTTTTAGAGGTGCAAGTGCTTTTAACCAACCATTAGCAGCCTGGGATGTTAGTGCCGCAGCCGGTAATGTTGCAATGAACTCTATGTTCTATAACGCATCTACTTTTGACCAAGACATTAGCAATTGGTGTGTTAGCGGAGTTACTAC